TTTTTATTATTCAAATAATATGAAATAATGTACTCTCCTGTTTGAGGAAATGTTTTCATTACCTTACCCTTAAATTTATTTATTGTTTCTTGAATTTTCATCTGTTCATAGTCATAATCCTCTAAATTTAAGTAATTATTAAAATAATCAGTTACATACTTTATAACACTTGCCATATTCTCTGAGTGCTTTTTAAAATCAAACTCATCAATTTTATCCCCATTTTTTCTTTTTGTTATGTACTCTATTAAACTAAGCATTAATTATACCCCTTTCAACTATTATCTTTTAAATATTTATACTTCTACTTATTGTATAATTATACCCATTTTTATATTTTCTCTATTTTATAATAAAAAACTGGTCTTGATGAAGTTCACCAAAACCAGTAATTTATATTAATCAATCAATACTTTTATATTTGTACCTTCTAATAAAGTTACTATAAATTCTTTAGGATTCTTTACTTTTATATTTGCTACCCATTTGTAAAACAAATCAACACCATAATATTCTATTGTCTCATTATGCTCTTTAATTTCCTTTATGAATTGCTTCGCTTTATATGCTATTAAAATATTTTCACTCTTAGCTTTCTCCTTCCATAATGAAGTATAATAATCTTTATTTTCTATTATTTCATTAAAGGCTATTGTAAATACTTCATTTAACTCCTCATCATTAACATGCTTGCTATTGCACCCTCTAACACCTTTTTCTTCATATCTGTTTGCACATATCCATACTAGTTTTTTCCCTTTATATATCCTTGTTCTTCTCCCCATGTATTTACCGCATTCACCACATATTATTTTTCCTGCTAAAGGATTACCTCTAATACCATAATCAATCTTCTGAAGTCCATGCTTTGCTGCATACTCTTTTCTTCTTTGTCTTTCAATTTGTGCAGCTTCCCATGTATCCTTATCTATTATAGCTGGATGACTGCCTTCAACATAATATTGTGGAACTTCTCCTTTATTTATAGCTTTCTTCTTAGTTAAAAAGTCTACAGTATAACTCTTTTGAAGAAGTGCTTCCCCTTTATGCTTTTCATTTTGTAGCATTTTAGTTATTGTAGTTTCATACCACTTAGCCTTACCATTCCACCCACAAATACCATCTCTTTCAAGTTCCCTTGCTATTCTATTAGCACTTTTTCCATTAAGATATTCTCTATAGATTCTTCTTACAATTTTAGCCTGTTGTTCATTTATAACTAAGTTTCCATCCTTTCCTTTTTCATAACCTAGAAACTTAGTAAAGTTAACTGAAACCTTCCCTTGCTCATATCTTCTTCTTATTCCCCAAGTTGAGTTTTCTGATATACTTCTACTTTCATCTTGAGCTAGTGAACTTAATATTGTTAAAAGAACCTCACCTTTAGAATCTAAAGTTCTTATATTCTCCTTTTCAAATATAATCTCAATGCCAAGCTCTTTAAGCATTCTTACATAATTTAGGCAATCTAAGGTATTCCTTGCAAACCTTGATATAGATTTAGTTATGATAATATCTATCTTTCCTACTTTGCAATCCTCTATCATTTTATTAAACTGTTCCCTTTTCTTAGTGTTTGTACCACTTATACCTTCATCTGCATATATTCCTGCAAAAACATACTCTGAATGACTATTTATATAGTTTTTATAGTAATTAACCTGAGCTTCATAACTAGACAGTTGCTCCAATTGGTCTGTTGAAACTCTGCAATAGGCGGCCATTCTCTTTTTTGTTTGTGATTGCCTTTGAACTGAATTCCCCTGAACCTTTTTCGCTGGTATAACTGTAACACTTCTTGCCATCCTTAATTTCCTCCTTTACAATAGTTGCTTTCTTTATATTAAGCCTACTTATAACAGCATCATCAATTGATGTTCCTATGCAGGCATCTTTTCCGTTTTTAATATAATTACTACATTGCCATACTATCTTTTTACTTGAGTTTTTACTGTTCCAAGTTCTTCTCCTTAAAGTAGATCCACATTTACTGCAGTAAAGCATTCCTGTTAATGGATACCTTTTAGTGTACTTATCTGACTCTCCTAAAACGTTTCCTTTTGTTTTTCCTCTTCTCTTAATTTCCTCTTGTACCTGTTCCCACATTTCTCTTGAAATAATAGGTGAATGATTTTCTTTTATATAGTAACTATCTATGACTCCATTGTTTCTAATTGAAGTTTTCTTTAAATGTTCTGGTGTATAGTATTTTTGAAGTATAGCATCTCCTTTGTATTTCTCATTTTTTAAAATTCCTATAATTGTACTATTGTGCCAAGTCTTATTTCCTACAGTAGGAATGTTTTCTTTATTTAACTCCTTAGCTATTTTAGATGAACTTTTTCCACTAATGTAATCATTAAAAATTCTATTTACTAATTCTGCTTCTTCAATATTTATAACCAACTCTCCATATTCATTTTTGTCATACCCTAAGAACCTTGTAGTATTAATCATTAACTCACCTTGTTGAAACTGCTTTCTAGCTCTCCATTTTAAGTTTTCACTTACATTTCTGCTTTCTTCCTGTGCAAAAGAAGAAAGGACGGCAAGCATTAACTCACCGTCCCCTGATAGGGTATTTATATTTTCTTTTTCAAATCTAACTTCTATACCTAAATTTTTTAATTCTCTTACAGTGTATAAAACAACGGCTGTATTTCTTGCAAATCTAGATATAGACTTTGTAATTATTATATCAATTTTCCCTTCTCTACATAGATGAAGCATTCTTTGAAACTCTGGTCTATTATCTGTAAACCCTGTTATTCCTCTATCTTTAAAAACTCCAACATATTCATATTCTGGGTTACTAGACATAATATTTTCATAATACTGTACTTGATTTTCTAAAGATTCTCCTTGCTTATCATGAATAGTAGAAACTCTTGCATAAGCGCATACTCTTTTCTTTTTCTGCTGCACTTTTAATATAGGCTCAATAATTCTTACACGCACTCTAATTACTCCTTTCTATCAAATTGGTACTAACATATATCACTCTTAAGTTAATAGAAGTCAACCTATATGAAAGTTAAAACCACTACTTAATATTTTTAAGCAATGGCTATTTGTTAAATATCATAATTGTAGCATCAAAGCCTGCCGCTATTAATTTCTTAACTTGATTTTCAGCATTTTCTCTATGCATATAAGAACCTGCCATAACTCTATATAATGTTTGTACACTTCCTGGTTGCGTTGGCAGTGAAGGTTCTATATAATTAATGCCTAATTGTGAAAGAATAGCTTTTACTAAGGCTTTTATTATTTCATTTCTCTTTTTGTCAAACAAATTATTATCCATAGTGTTATCGATAAAGCCTAGTTCAATTAATATTGCTGGAGCCTTTGTTTCCCTAAGAACATGGAGATTTTTTCTTTTAACTCCTCTATTTTTAAATCCTAAGCCTACCATTGAATTTTGAATTTTATCTGCCATTACTTTTGCTGCTTCACCTGGATTCAAATAAATAAGGGTTTCAACACCAGTTGCTTTCTCAGGACTACAGGCATTTCTATGAAAAGATATAAAGTAATCATAAGTGTTTCTATTTTCAAAGTTACTTCTATCATTTAGACTTACTGTAGTATCAGAAATTCTCGTCTCATCTACAATAACTCTATGTCTTCTAATCTCTTCTGCTACTTCTCTACCAATGCTTAATACATCACTAGATTCTTTTCTTGCTTTATAGCAAGCTCCTGGATCTCGTCCCCCATGTCCATAATCAAAACATAATCTAGCCATTATTTTCACTCTCCTTATTTAATTGTTTTAGTACAAGCTTTAATTTTTCTGGTATTGGTAGTCCTATCTTTGCTGAGTTTTCTAAAATACTTATCCCTTCATTAGAAGTGTAGAAAAAAATAACAGCGGTGCGAATTGCACTACCACTGCCTAAAATCTTAGTGTCTACAATATGTGATATACCTACTAATACAAAAATAAGAACCTTTTTAAAAATCCCCTTAAAACCTAAGCTGCTAGATAACTTTTTTTCTAATATTGCACGCATTACACCTGTGACATAATCAATTATGACAAATATAATTAAGGCATAAAGAAAGCCATCTAAACCTCCTAAGATTCCTCCTAGAAAAGCTCCAATGGCTGCAAAGATAGCTTGAAACACACTTAATATGTCTTTCATAAATACATCCCCTCTATATATATTTTTTTGTATTGAAGTCTAAAATATACCGTCTAGAATATTGTCAATTATAAAATCGTATTGTATCTTCATGGTGTTAGTTGGTGTTTTAGTCACCGGAGCTGCTAGTAGTGTTTGCGCTCCTATAAGAGATGGTCCAAATGCATAGTAATAATAGCTTGATCCACTCCACACTCCAAAACAATATCCATAATTATGATTCTTGCTAAAGAAATACTTTCTACTACTTACTGAAGTCATAGCCTTACTTGCAGATATTCCATTAAATATAGGTTTAACTGAGTTATCATATAGATGTAGTAATACACTAGCATCACTAAATACCCAATATTCTTTTGTTTTTCCTGCTATACTTATATTCCAACTACTATCTGCATAACTAGGTGTATCTATAATATAGTCTGTTTCTATGCTATAGCTACTATTTAGCTTCAGAAGATGATTTACATTAACCCCATTTATAGAATAATATACTGTCATATACGGTACTCCATCTACTACTTCAAAGGATTGTATAGTAGGTATTTTCCCGGTTGCATCTTTATAACTACTTGCACTTTTACTTGTATTCCCTACCCATGTACCGTCCTTTTGAAAGTTATAAATATCTATATTACTATTTTTATTGTAGTATAAATACAGATAATTAGAATCAGCAGATATTCCATTTATACTAAAATCATTAGTAGTTAACTTTGAACCATCAGCTTTATAAAAATAGTTATCGTTATCTTGATTATTTCCACAGCTATCTAGAAAGAAACTTTTAAAGGTTCTATAGGTAACAGATGAAATTGTAGTGGAGTATAAACCATATCCAATATTATCATAGTCTGAACAATAATAACTTATTGATTTCAAGCTACATATAGTAGTATTTTTACTGTCTATAGTAGAACTACCACCTGCAGTATTTATATTAGGCGCATATAATGTTTCCCTTCCATCTCCTTGATACCAATAAATCGTTTGAAAGGTCCCATTTCCTGAATGAGTAGGAAAATCAAATACAAAATGTATTTTTATTTTTCCATCTTCTTCTGGCTTATAATAACTTTCAGATAAGTTTATTGTACCTTGCAATGTATTAGTTCCCGAATAAGCTTCATTTTTATCACACCATCCTATGGTATTCCCTTTCATGTATTTTTCACTAGCATTCTCTATGCCATCATAATCAGTTAAATATATTCTTCTAAAAGGAAAATCAATATAACCACTTTGAACATTTCCTCCAACTATCAGTCTTCTATAAAAAGATTCAAGAAACATAAGTTTTACCACTGAATCATTAATTAAGTTTTCAGTTTCTGCATGATAAACCTTACTTCCTGTCTTTGAATCAAAAAGTTCAACTGTAGCTCTTCCCCTCATATTAGAGATAGGTTTTATCTTATTTAATGTAGTCACATTATTATTTACTAAATCTTCATTAAAAGATATAGTTTCTCTATACATAGCACCGCTCCTCTCCTAATATTTATTAACAACACTCCTTTACTTTAGACAAATTCTATTGTGACACTACTATCAACATTTACTATACTACTATCAGTAACCTTAACTTCTTGTACTGCACTTGCTCTTATAACTTCATTAATAGTTATACCTGTTTGATATTCTTCTAATATCTGTGAAGGATTAATTATATTAATATTTTCAACTACTTCTGCATGTGGTGGTTCTGCGCTCATACCCCCTTGAAGATTTCTTCCATCAATCATACATTGAAGATTATATATTGGTACTGTCACTGTTCCACTATCAGTTTTTAGACTTATTCCTATATAGTGATTTCCTGGTCCAACCTGTGGTATCCCTAGTGGTATTCCTATAACATTATCACCCTGTTGCAATTTCTGTTTTGGTTTAAAGGGTATCTCTAAATTATCTAAAAGTATCTTTATAGTTAAGGTGCTAGCTGTACTTACATTACAGCTTATAGATAAGTTAACACTTAAATTTGTACTTGATACTGCAGTAATGCCTAGGTATATTGGTTGAACCTCAGTAGTTGAAACTATAACCTCCTGTGAGTTAGCATAATAGAGCATACTAGTTAGTGCCTGTGCTACCTTGTTTCCTAGTTCATCTCTTACTGTACTAATCATTGCTGTAAAATCACTTTGACCTTTAGACTTAGGCTGACCAAGCTCAACTTTTGTATTCCATCCACTTAATAGATCCTGTTTTATTTTAATTACTTCTACCATTACATCTATATCAAACTCTTCATACTTTACTAAAACACAATCCCCTAGATTAACCTGTTGAAGACTTTTAAAATCTTCATATTCCTTTGATTTACTAATCTCTATAAAGTCTACTTCTATGTTCACGTTAGCAAATCCCTTAGTCTTTGCATACTCCTTTGCCATTATCCTTAAGGTAGGTTCATCAGCTGCATCCTTAAATTCCACAGCCTTTATAATATGAAAAGGTGGATACTTTAAACTATCAAAATTAGGTATAGTTATATATTTTTCAGCTAGTGTTATACCATTGAAGCCTTTAGGATAAATCTTAGTAGCTAAGTCGGTGGTATCACTGGTAACCTTAATACCTCTAATATTTTTTCCATACTTAATTAACATACCTGTTTCTTTTCCAATTTGCTTTAGTATTTTAATATTATAATTATCCCTATATAGTTCACCGGTTCCCCATCTTTCAATGATTTTAAATATTGCTTCTACGGGATTTAGTTCTACCATATATAAGGTATTATTTATCAAGATATCACTATCTACTATATATGTTGATGCTAGTTCATAAACTAAAGCTTTCTCCATGGCAGTTTTTATACTACACTGTACTGCTCTTTCATCCTCTATAAAATAAAAAGCCAAGTCATAAAAAATGTGCTTAGCCCAAACCATAATTATTTTATTATTATCTTGCTTTTTCTCTACCTTATATATTCTAAATAGTTGATTGTTGGCCTTTATAATATTGAAGTGTTCTAGGTACAATGCCTTTTTAGATTTAACTGGATACTCTAAATATAAGCTGTATTCACCATTTAATTCCTGGGTAATTTCTGCTTTAATAGCTTCATTTAATTTACCAAGTCCATTATTTTTAAATTCACCTTTTTTAGTTTTCTTATCATAAATATAAATCACTATAGCCACCGCCAATTAGGTAAAATATCTATTTTGCTAACACTTCCTACCCAGCTTATCTTATTCTCTCCTATTTTTAGCTTTGGAAAATCTCCTTCCATTTTATAGTTTAAATTTTCTAAAGCTTCATTATAACAATCCTCTATATCACTATTTATGATTATGCTATTATTAATTCCTTTTAATTTTATAAGTGCATCATTTATTAATAGCTCAATATTTCCACTTCCATAAACAGTTATGATAGGACTACTGTCTAAAGTTCCAATATTATTTATAATACTTTCAGTTTTATTTACCTCTATAACCTGATTACTAACTTCATATTTAAATGACTTGCAATTAAACACTATAGGAAAAACTCCTATAGCTCTATAGACCGATTTAAAATCTATGGCATTTACAACTTGTGCTATATACTTTTTATTTGATTGAAAATTAAATATGAGATTTGCTTCACCACTATTAAAAAGCCAACCCTTTATTTCATCTATTTTATCTGCTAAATCTTCTCTTGATTTTAAAGTACATTCCACTAAAATGGTTATATCCTCATAGGTTTCTTCATCAAACTTTATATTTGAATCTCTCCCAGGAATAGAAACATAGGATACTCTGCGTTTTGGTGAAGGAATTGTAGGTCTTTTAGCAATTAAAATACCATAATCTTTATAGCTATCTTTATTACCAAAGCTAAAACTTAACATGCTAATTACCTCCCTTTCCCATCACAACTCTTTGTCTATAAAACTCAAGTTCATAGGCAATTTGTTCAATATCCTTATCTGTGTTGTTTATAAAATTCTCTATATGAAGTGTCAATCCATTATCATTGCCATTCCCTTTTACCTTTATCTTCTCTAATGCCTTTGCTAAAATATCATCTAATCTATCTATTGGTAATACTGCTTCCGTTCCAGCTTCTCCTACTCCTATAACACTTGGTTTATTAAAAATACCACCCTTTGCATACCATTCTACAGATAAACTTGGTACTCTAGGAGGTAATAAATTAAACTCTCCATTTAATCTAAAGTGAGGTAATTTAATCTTAGGTATTCTTATCTCTGGAAGTCTTATATTCCTAAAAAATCCAACGATAGCATTTACAGCATTTTTAACAGCATCTCTTGCAAGATTAATTGGAGTTGTAATAGCTGTTTTTATGCCTCCCCATACTGCTACTGTAACTGTTTTAATTCCATTCCAAACTCCTGAGATAATACTACTTATAATATTTACAATACCATGAACAGTTCCTTTTATACCATTTAAAATACCTACTATTATATTTTTAATACCATTCCATACAGTAGATGTTATTGTCTTTATTGCATTCCATGAAGTTTTAATAGCATTAGATATTCCATTGGTTATAGCTAACACTACTGACTTTATAGCGTTAAATGTAGAACTTATAACAGTCTTGATGGCTACTACTGCATTAGATGTACTCACTTTTACCTGCTCCCACATCTTTACCATAAATTCTTTTATAGCATCCCAGTTTTTATATAAAAGTACTCCCACTGTAATTAATCCTGTTATTACTCCTATTACAATAGCAACGGGTCCAGTTAATGCACCAAGTACTGCTCCAAAGGCCGCTGATGCACCTCCAGCTGCTGCAATTGCTCCTGATACAGTGCTTACTATTGAAAATAGAGTTCCTATAATTGTAACTACTTTACCTATTATTAAAATTATAGGGCCTACAGCAGCTACAATTAAACCAATCTTTACAATCTGTTCTTGTTGCTCTTTTGATAGCCCTTGAAATTTATCCATCAAAGGTTTTATAACCGCTATAAGTTTTTCAAGAATAGGTATTAGTATTTGTCCAAACTGAATTCCTATCTGCTGAGCTTGCTCTTTCATAGCTCTTATCTTATTAGTAGGACTATCCATGGTTCTTGCCAGGTCTCCCTGTGCATTTTTTGTAGCATCTAAAATTGCTCCGTACCTAGCCTGAACCTTTTGTGCTTCTGTTAGCTGTTCTCCCTGCTTTGCAATTCCATTAGAATAGGCATAAGTCTTAATGGTATTATCATTAACTAAAATACCTAAAGCCTTAAGTGGCTCTGCTTCACCAGAAATACCTGACTTTAATTTTTCAAATGCCTCTTCAGGTTTAAGGTTATAAAAAGATGCCATATCATAAGAAAGTTGAGTTAGTCCTTCTGACATTTTTAAAGATTCTTCTGATGCAAGTCCCATAGATGTAAGCATAGAATTATAAGTTGCTACATTCTTTCTTACATTAAAAGCATTGAGTCCTAAAGCCTTTGAAGTTTCCTCTGACCAATTTCTAGCATCACCAGCCATTGTCCCCATGGCCACTTCAAATAAGTTTTCTGACTCTTCTGCATCCATAGCCATTTTAGTTGCAGCTGTTCCTATTCCTACAAGAGGAAGTGAAACCGCTGTAGTAAGTTTCTTGCCCGCTGAAGACATTTTATCTCCCACGGCTTTCATTTTTTCTCCTGCTTTATCCATACTTTCAGAAAGCTTATACCAAGCAGAACTTTTTTCTTTAAATTCCTTTGTGGTGCTTTTCAGTTCATTTTCCATCTTATTAAGTTCAGCTATTGCATAATTAAGCTTTATCTTAAGATTTTCAGTTGCCTTTGCATCAGCACCCTTTTTTTCTACACTTTCCTGATAACTTTTATTTAAAGCAGAAACTTTATCCTTTTGTATTTCAATTTGCTTATTTAAGGTATCTGATTTAAGTTTTAACCCTTCAGTTGACTTACCAAAGTCACCAAGCTTAGAACTAGCCACAGCAAATTCACTTTGAACTAACTTTAAACCTCTTTGGATCTTTGCAACACCATCTTGAAATCCTCTA